CACCGAATTTTGCAACACCGTAATAGTGAGGCATATATATTTTACTATGCGACTCTCGATATGTTGGAAAAGTCGGCTGAGTTGAATTCATTGGACTTCCGTGAACGTGAGGTTTAATTGTCAAATCAGATTTAATTTCTTCTTGTTGTTTTTCAGTCAATTCTGTTTTTAACACGGTATATCCTTTTGAACCTAAATATGACATATTGTTATTTGTATTATTGTTATATTGTAATTCGGTTTATTTCATTTCAATTTTATTATAGTTTAAACGGAAATTATTTAAATTCTACGTCAGCCAATGCACTTTCAGTGTTTGACTCTGTATCTATTTTATTCATTAAATCTATAAATGTATCACCTGCATTTGCTTCTGTTTCTGTTTCTGTTTCTGTTTCTGCACCTCCAGTTAACTTTCTTTTACTATTCTTTGTTTTATTTTTCTTCGTTTTTGTTTTATTTTTCTTCATTTTTGTTTTATTTTTCTTCGTTTTTCTATTTTTTCGATAATTTCTTAGTCCACCTAAAGTAGGAGCATCCGTGCGTGCTGGAGGAGGATTTACTATGAGTCTTCCTGGTTCAGTTAATGGATCCATTACATATTGAATTGGGTCACTTTCACTAACATATTCAAACACAATATCCATATATCTCCAAGGCGTAGGTCTTCCATATGCAACATCAAAGCTAAATGCGAATATATCCTGAATAAAATAGTTTATTTGAGCTTGGGGATCTACAAAAAATAAGTGTGCACTAGAAATACCATTTCTCACCGTTGTCTCGGTTCTGAAAGATACAATATGTCCAACTTGGCTGAGTTCACTATTATGATACAAAGTATCATATAATTTAATAATAATAAATTTATTTGGGATACTTATAGGACTAGGTGTAACTTGAGAACGTATAAATTCAAAAATACGTGCTAGACCTTCTGCAATAGGAAATCTATATACAATGTATTCAGAAGGGTCATCAAGCAATTCTGCTTTTTCTTCTTTATATTTATCAATATATTTTATTATGCTAAAAATGGATGAACCTGTCTTTGGTAAACAAGTTGTCATTTCTCTTGCAGTGGACTGTGGCAATATATCATAAAAAGCTAATACATTCATTCCACAGCCTTGGTAAGTAAGTCTTGCAAGTGGTGACCAGCCAATTGGAAGGACTGTCGGGTCATAATCTAATTGCAAGATGGTTAATTTTTTGCCAGGAATAGGTCGATACGTATCTAAAATATCAGCAAGGTGTTTATTCGACCTTAGTTTTGGGATTAATGACGTAATATCATTACCTTGATACTCAGCTTGATATGCTGAAAAATCTCTACAATTATATAATCCCGTTATACAATTCCTAGTATCGATTCCTTCACGCTGAGCATATTCATAAATGTCTGAAAATAATATAGAATATGTCTTTTTATCACCACCCCACTTTCTTAATAAATCATCGTAATTAAATACTTGTCTAAGAGATGTTATACCACATCTGTGATCTCGTAGAACTGCAGTTATATGATATAACCCGAAGTAATATCTCCAACTGAAAACTTCATTTGGTTTAACATAAAACAACATTGGAGGAAAGAATGATATTGATTCTCCTCTATCGGTTGTAAAAGCTGGTATTGTTGGACAAACACCATATATCAATTGTGGATCTGATTCAAACGGACCAGTAACCACCGGATTTTTTAGAGTCTTGCTGATAGGATCGTGTAAGTTAAATGAGTCTAATAAAGTAGTGTCAAGAGATTTAAATGCTGGAGAATAAAATGTTGTCATTTTAAATTTATTTTTTATTGGATACAAATTATTTTTTCCTGAAATAGTATCTCCGTGTAAAACCCACAAAAATATATCTACTGATTTTTCTGGTACTGCTAACATTATATATATATATATATAATATTCCTAAATCTTAAATGTTTAGAGAGAGAGAAGAATAAAAATCTGTTCATATGATATATGAACAAATTGACGGAATTATTTGAATTTAAAAAAGAAGATATGTTATCCTTATTTTTCATTGTTTTTTTAATTATGAAATTCCATATTCCGGAACCACTTGCCGACGTGGTTGACACTATTCCAGGTAAATTTGCGGTTGTTGCAATTGCCATTATGCTGTTTGGTTATACAAATCCTGTTTTAGGTGTTCTTGGATTGTTTGTAGCATTTGATTTAATTATGCGTTCAAGAGCAACAACCGGCATTGACGCATTGAAAAAATATGGTCCATCACAGGCACGAATGGATTCGCAATTTAACGCAATGAATCAATTTCCTTATACTTTAGAACAAGAAGTGGTTAAAAAAATGGCGCCAATACCATACACTAATAGTTTAATACATCCAGTGTCATTTACACCATTACTTAACAATTTACACAATGCTTCTCCAATTGCATAGTCTATCACTATTTTGTTATATTTAGAATCATTTAAAAGGAGCTACGCTCCTTCATGATGATTTCCGCTTCTGGGCGGAAATCATTTAAATCTTCGCCGGTTTAAACCTTAGAGTTATTTTTTTCATATTTTCCTGCAAAAAAAAGAATTAATACGTGTATAACATAAAAAGATATGATAAAAATTAATGCACCAACAAGAAACTTAAATATTGGATTAGACAATACATCCACTGACACTGATGGTTTATCATAAACAACATCTATAATTTCTTCTGAATTTCCAGTAGGCGAACAAGATATGTAAATGTCGCCTTCTGTAGAGGATGCGGTGTTTGGACCTTTTTTATTGTAAAATAAATCGCCTCCATATGCAGTGATATCATACTTGCCAATAATAGACCTCAATGTATTCAATGTTTGTTGTGACAAATCTATGGAATTTTCCTTGTCAAATGCAATACATTCTATATTATTTGTTGTATCCGAAAAATTATAAAATGGTTTTGAAGGAATTATACTTGTGAGAGAAAAATTTGACAATGAAATAGTGGTTGATTCTCCGTTCTTTGGTGCGCCATTAGAAACTCCAAGTATGATTTGAGTTAATAATGTTGTTGCCGTTGTTGACACGGTAGATTGAATGATTGGTATGGCAACTGCTAATTGTGCGCCTCCCATAATCGGATTATGAGTAATAATTATTTCAGCATCCATAAAGTCGCCATTATATTTGTGAAATGATGGCGAATAAATTGCTATTTGTCCTACATCATATTTATTATTGTTATATGTAACAGGAGGTGTGCTGGTTTTATCATAAGACAATAATATCATTACACCATTGTTTGTGGCAACACAACTGCTGTTCAAGTATTTATGATTATACATGCATTTTAATTCGCATTCACCGACTACATTATCAGCTGAAATGTTTATTTCTCTTGTCGTCATTATATAAATAATATATAATATTTTACAAGAAATGGCTGGATTAGAGAAATGGAATGTACCGAATTGTATCATTGTCATATTTAGTCACTTTAAATGCTTCGCCATATCCTTCAACATAAATATGTTCTCCTCCTACCAATTCATCGCATCCGTATTCATTCGTGCAACTTCTTCCTTTATATAAAATAGGCAATTTTATACTATTTGTTTTATCAGTCATTGTATAATATTGCCATTTATTTCGAGAGACAAACAATGGACGACCCATTAAAGGAATAATTCTATTTTTGTCTTCTTTACCTGAAGAATGACTTGAAGAATGACGTGAAGAATGAGGTGTTAAAATACCCACTTGTCTATAACTTGTATCTACAGCACCTGGATTTGTAGAAATATTAATTGGAACTCTGTATTGTGGTGGAGGAAATAACATTGGATTATCATCACTTAAAGGAGGCTCATATGGATTTCGCAATACATCTTTTGTTTCAAACCACGGCATTCTCGGGATCGACATTATTGGCATTTGCATTCTCGGCATTCTTGGCATAGGCATTCTTTCTTCCGATTTAAAAAAATAGATGAAAAATAACATTAACATAAACAATATTATTATAAACAATGTCATATTTTCGATACATATGACCCCAGGCTGACATTTCTTCATATTATATTAAAGAGAGAAAATGATTTATGATTGTTTGTGTTTGTGGTTGTGTTTGTGGTTGTGTTTGTGGTTGTGGTTGGTCGATTTAAACCGGCGAAGATTTATCGCTCATTTAACGCTATATTCGGCATTGCACCTCAACCCATTTTTATTTGGGATTTAACCGCAACTAACGCTTCAGCAACCGCTTGCTTTGCTGCTGCAGATGCTTGTATTTTCAATTCTGCTAATGCAGCATTAGTAATAACATTTACTTGTTCTTTTAATTCATTAATTATTTGTGTTGCTTGAGATTGTAATTCATCAAGTATTTTTACTCCTTGTTCTTTGATTGCTTCGGTTGCTTTGTCTGATACAATTTTGACACGGTCATAAACAGCAGACGCTGCTTGTCCTAATTGTTCTTGTACTTGAGTCGTAGCACTTGAAATATATGAAGATCCGGGTAATCCACCTCCTCGCATCTTTCTACTCTTTTTATGATTGCGTTTCTCTCCTCTTCTTCTTCTAGTAATAGACATTATATTATATAAAAAGAAAAATAAACCATTTGCGACGGCGATTTATTTTGCTAAAGAAATATTGTTGTTATTGTTCATTGTTCTTGCTATTGTTTCCCTGCTGACGCGCTAAATGATTTAGCAAGTGATTTCATACCATCCAATGATTTTGCATCCAAACCTCCCATCATTCCTTTTACTTGTGACAAAAGTGGTGTAATTCCTTCAATCAAAGGTCCTATGGCTTTCATTGAATTTGCCAATTGCAATTGTTGTTGCATTAATGTCTGTGTGTCATTTGTCAATGATTTAATTCCGTCTTTGCCAATCAATTCATTTAATTGAGAATACGCATCTGTTATAGTAGACGCATAATCTATTTTTGTATTGCGTTTGCCTCTTCCTACTTCAAATGATTCTCCTTGTGGTTGTGCATCTGTTTCTGTTTCTGATTCTGCTTGTAAATCAGACGAATTTGAATCTAGGGATGCATCCAATACTGCAGAAGAGTCCATCAAATCTTTGGACTTCTTTTCATTCTTCTTTTCATTTCCTTTGTCTTCGGTTTCAAATCCTTCTCTAAAAATAATGGATATTGAAAATAAATTTGCAATAAGAAGAGAAACAAGTAAAACAATTGCCATGTTTTTGCTAAAGTAAGTCATTATAACTCCAACTAAAATAAAGACAATAACGTGGTTTATGTTTCCGCTAATCATATATCCCAAAATATTTGTTAAAGAGAGAAATGCTATAAAATATAAAACATATTTATTTGTTAGAATTTTTGAAATTGTTGATGGTAGTTTCATATATATAATTCTTACAAAAAAATTGATTTAGAAAAACAAATAACAAATAACAACAACAACAATAACAACCTTAACCAAACTCAACTATAATGTTATCAAAATACAGAATTGTCTTGTCTGAAATATACAATGAATATATTCACGGCGACGGAGAACCAATGATTAACTCGCATTATTTAATCATTGGTAAATTTAATCATTATTACGAGAGTTATTATTCAGATGATGAGTTAGAGGAAGATTCAACTAATGCATCTATATATGATGACGATTATGACGATGACGATGAGTATGACAGAGACGACGTGCCTATTGAAGAAATCATTACACTACATAATGACAAATATAGATCACAATTTATTAGAAATACTGTGCGTTACAAACATCCATTTATTCGTAATTATCGGCAAATCGTGTTGCGTCCTGGATATATACAACCTGAAATCGCAGAATGTATTATTTTGCCTACTGGCGAATCTGTTGCTATATTAAAAACATTTTGGATACGCATTATTCAACGCGCATGGCGACGCGTCTTATTGGAACGAGCGGCTACAATGAAAAAAAGAAGCACGCCTTCAGAATTATATTACAGACAGACGCGCGGTAAATGGTCTTGTGCAATGCCTGGACTGTATGGAATGTTGAATGGATTATAAATTATTTTCGTCGGATTCTGCAATGTCTTTTTGATTTACGACGACGATTTTGTTTTGTTTTATTATAGTGTTTTGTTTTTCCGCCTTTTGTAAATAATTCTTGCATCTTTTTTTTCATCTCTTCTTCTTTCGTCTTTTTATTGGCTGCAGTATTATTTGAAACTCTGTCAGTTTTATAATTAAATATTTTTTTAAAAATTCTGTCTAATTGTTCTTTATTTAAGAGTTTATTAATTTTTAAAAAATTATCATCTATTTGTTCGCAATGTTTGGGTTCGCAATGTCTTCTCAGTTCAATTAATTCATCAATTGTTCTCTCTATTTTATCTAAATTAAAAAGGCATTTTGACTTTATTAATTCATCCAATATTTCTATGTTTGACATAATTTTATTATATATTAGTTGGTATTGGTCTTCGGTTTCGTATTGGTCTTCAGTTTCGTTTGACATATACTATCTATATATTTATTTATCGTCGTGTTCTTTTGTTTCTTCTTTTTCTGCGGTTTCTGCCCCTACTAGAAGTAGATGGATAATAATAACCACCTGTTGTCATCAATGTTTTTGCATTATCATTATCAACCTTTGGTAAATTATTAAAAGGAGCAGGAAGAGGATCACCTGAATTTATAGTATCTATTAATACATTGACATTTTCATTTATATCTTGTAAATATTTTGTGCAATTATTATTACGATTTAATGTGTTCGCTTGCTGTGCCTCTTGAACCACATTTTGAATGTTTTTTGCCTGTTCTTTAATAGATATTATCCATTCATTTATGCTTTTTAAATTTTCATTAATTCTTAGCGTATTAAGCTGTAAAGGGGTTGATTGTGCAGTTGGTTCAGATGAAAACACATTTAACAAATTACTCATCTATTATATACATTATACAGACATTATTCATTAACAATTTCATCTAATTCTCCCTTAATTTTCCGCATTTCTTTTAACACCTTTTCTTGTTCTATTGCTGCGTCCTTAATATTATTCACTGTCATATCAGTTGAATTCGCCAAATCTGCTAAATATTGATGCAATGACTCCATCGCGTTAAGTTGCTCCTGTTTTTGTTTCACAATGTATTGATGATATCTATTATAATCATCACGAACCCCAATCAAAAAAGCATTTTGTTTTGCTAAAACATTCATCTTTTTCTGTTTTTCCAACAACAAATTCCGTTTTGCTTCTATTT